CAAGGTGACCCGCGCGGCTGGACGGTGCAGGAAGACCGCTGGTACAACCCGGCGAACAAGGATTTGTGCCTGACCGAGCTGTGGTATCGGCGCTGGGTGCCGGCTGTGCTGCTCAAAACGCGCGACGGCCGCATTGTCGAGTACGACGAGGGCAATCCCGCCCATGCGGCGGCGATCAATCGCCAGCTCGTGGAGGTGATCCGTGCCAGCGTTCCGCGGGTGCGCCGCTCGTACTGGATTGGCCCGCATCGGCTGTTCGATGGCCCGACGCCCTACACGCACACGCATTTTCCCTATGTGCCGTTCTGGGGTTTCAGGGAGGACACGACGCGCGTGCCTTACGGCTACATCCGGTCGATGATGTATCAGCAGGACTCGCTCAATTCTGCGGTGGCGAAGGTGCGATGGGGTATGTCGGTGACGCGGGTTGAGCGTACGACAGGCGCCGTCGACATGAGTGACGAGCAGCTGCGTCGGCAGGTTGCCCGACCCGATGCGGACATTGTGCTCAATGCGCAGGCTATGGCCGTGCCGGGGGCTAGATTTGAGGTGCATCGCGACTACCAGCTGACGGCTCAGCACTACCAACTGATGACCGACGCCCGCGTCGCGATTGAGCGCGTGAGCAGTATCAGCAGCGGATTCCAGGGCAAGCGCGGCACGGCGACGAGCGGCATTCAGGAGCAGACGCAGGTCGAGCAGTCCAATCAGTCCCTCGAGGGGATGATGAGCAACTTCCGGTCGGGCCGCACGATGGTCGGCGAGATGCTCGTGGCCATGATCGTGCAGGACATGGGCGACAAGGAGCACACGGTCATCATCGAGGGTGACGCCCTGACCGCCGATCGCACCGTGGTGATCAACCGCTGTGAGATGGACCCGGTGACGAACACCCCGGTCCTGACCAACGATCTGCAGCGCACCCGGCTGCTGACCTCCCTCGAGGACGTGCCCAGCACACCCAGCTTCCGTGGCCAGCAGCTCAATGCGATGTCGGAGACGGTCAAGTCCCTGCCGCAGCAGTATCAGGCCGCCGCGGTGCCGTTCCTGGTCAGCCTCATGGATGTGCCCTTCAAACGCGAACTGATCGAGTCGTTGAAGGCCGCTGGGCAGCAAGAGTCGCCCGAGCAGGTGGAGCAGCGCATCAAGCAGGAGGTGGCCCAGGCACTGAAGATGGCCGGGAACGACCTCAAGGCGCGCGAGCTGGACCAGAAGGAGCGGCTGACGGAAGCGCAGGTCAAGCACGTGATGGCGCAAGCGGTACAGGTTGGCGTTCAGGCCGCATTCAGCGCCATGCAGGGCGGCGCTCAGGTGGCGCAGATGCCGATGATCGCGCCCATCGCCGACGCGATCATGCAGGGTGCGGGCTACGTGCGTCCGGCGGGCGGGCAAGACCCGAACTTCCCGCAGCCCGAGCAGACGGCCGCCATGAACATCAAGAGCCCGTACATCCAAGGGCAGGGCCCGGCCGGTGCCGAGGTCGCGCCGCCCGTCCGGGAGAACACTTCACCCAGTTTCCCACCCGTCCCCAGTGATGGCGCGTCACCGATGCGGGGCATCGAGACGGCCACGCCGGCGGATAACCTCGCAGGAGCACCGCAATGAGCAAGATTATCACCCCGTCCGTTGGCCGCAAGGTCTGGTATCGCCCGTCCAAAAGCGATCTGGTCGGACCCATTCCGATGTGTATTTCCGGTTCACTCGACGCTGGCAATGCTCAACCTCTGGATGCAACGGTGATCGCGGTTTGGGGTGACCGGATGGTCAATGTGCTGGTGACGGATGTGTATGGCAAGCAGTACCCCAAGCTGTCGGTTGCCCTGCTGCAGGAGGGCGATGTTCCGCCGACGACTGGCGGCTACGCTGAGTGGATGCCCTACCAGGTCGGGCAGGCCAAGAAAGAAGCTGACAAACCCGCAGCAACCTGACCGACTTCGGTACGCTATCTGCCCCACCAGCCCGCCCTGAGCGGGCTTTTTCACGCCCTCCGCAAGCCTACCCCTGTCTAGGGTTGGCGCCTCAAGCCTCCCGAAATCCAGACTCCATGCCAAGCCGGATTACGTCCGGCGACCCGTGAGCCGCAAGGCTCGCAGCTCAATCCCTTAGCGGCTACTGCGACAAGTGGCGGGACAGGCATGACGACCAGCAATCAAAACCAGTTTATCGCGAGTGTTATCGAGGAGGCGGGTCACCTGACCCCCCAGCAGGCTGCCCAGCTTTTGGAGATGGGCGAGGGCGATACCGGTGCACTGACGCCGGAAGAAGGCAGCGTGCCCAACGCTGTCACTGCAGACCCGATCACGAGCGACCCCGCACCGAAAACCGATACAACCGACCCGGTTCCGCCCGACAGCCAGCTCACCGCAGACACCGCGGTGATCTTGGCCAAGGACGGCAAGCACACGATCAGCTACGACAAGCTGGTGCAGGCCCGCGAGGGTGAGCGCACCGCCCGCGCCGAATCCGAACAGCTCCGCGCCCACGTGGCCGAGGCTGAACAGAAGCTGGCCGACTTGCAGGCTCAGGCGCAAGCCCGGGCCAGCGCAGGGCAGGCGCCCACTGCCGCCGACAATCAACTGGCAGCGGCACAAGCTGCGATTGATGCCGGCGTGAATCCAGAGCTTTTCGGGGATTTCTCCCCGGAAGCGATGGCCAAGGGCGTTACGGCGCTTGTTGCGCAGCAGGTTCAAGCCCGTGTTGATGAGCGCATGGCGCAAATCGACGCGCAGCTCGACGCCAAGCTCAAGCCCATCGAGCAAAAGGCGGTTATCGACAGCACGACCGGGCACTACGGTGCGATCTACAAGGCACATCCCGACGCGGATTCCATTGTGGACTCCCAGGAGTTTGCCGCGTGGCAAGCAAGCATGCCCAGCGTGGTGCGCACTGCACTTTCGGCTGCCTTGAATGGCGGCTCGACCGGCGAAGTGATCGAGGTTTTCGACGCGTTCAAGAAGTCTGCGGTGACTCAGGCGGCCCCTGAGGTGACCCCGGCCAAGCCGGACCCCGTAGCAGCTGCAAAAGCAGCCATCGCCAATGCCCCCGCCCCCGTGCCGGCCAGCCTCTCGGACATTCCGGGCGGCCGCGTCGGCGCGGCGAATCGGCATGAGGCGATGGCTGGCATGTCTGCCATCGACCGGCTCGACGCCATGCGCGACATGACGCCCGCGCAGATCGACGACTACCTCAACTCGCAAATTTAAGGACTACCCACTATGGTTGCCAAGACCAATACCGCCTACGGCGACAAGGGAGCGATGGTTGATCAGGCTGTTGGCCTGTTTGCCACGCACATGCAGCGCAATAGCACGCTGGCCCGCCTCACCGGCGCCATGCCGCGTGGCACCGCTGGTGCGACTGCCACGCTGCGCAAGCAGACCTCCCAGCACATGCCCATCGTTCGCGCTCAGGATCTGGGCAAGGGTAAGGGCGACGAGATCAGCTTTCACCTGCTGAACCCCGTTGGCGCCAAGCCGATCATGGGCAGCAAGAACGCCCAGGGTCGCGGTGTCGGCCTGTCCTACAGCGAGGACAAGCTGCGCGTGAATCAGGCCCGCTTCCCGGTCGACCTGGGCAACATCATGACCACGATTCGCTCGCCGGTCGATTTCCGTGCCGTCGGGCGTCCGGTGGCGCAGAGCCTGATGGACCGCTACGTCGACCAGTCCCTGCTGGTGCACATGGCCGGCGCTCGCGGCTACCACAACAACATCGAGTGGGTGGTGCCGACCGATGCCGACCCCGACTTCGCCGAGATCATGGTGAACCCGGTTCAGGCGCCGACCAAGAACCGCCACTTCATCGCTGACGGCTCCGGCATCCTGCCCTTTACCGTCAATGCTGGTGAGATCGATCTGGCTACCACCGATCAGCTCAAGATGGGCGTGATCGATGCGATCCGCTCGACGATGGAGCAGATCGCTCTGCCCCCGCCGCCGGTCAAGTTTGAGGGCGATTCCGCCGCCGACGACTCCCCATTGCGCGTGCTGCTGGTGTCGGCCGCTCAGTACAGCGCCTTCTCCACCGACCCGAACTTCCGCTCCCTGCAGGCCAGTTCGTTGGCGCGCGCCCAGCAAGCCAAGATGCACCCGCTGTTCCTGGGTGAGGCCGGGCTGTGGAACGGTGTCTTGATCGTCAAGATGCCCAAACCGATCCGTTTCTACGCGGGCGACACGATCAAGTACTGCGGCAGCTACACCAGCGACACCGAATCGTCCTGCATCGTGCCGGCCGGCTTCGGGAGCACCTTTGCGGTCGACCGCGCCATCTTGCTGGGCGGCCAAGCTGTTGCCGAGGCGATGGCGGCCTCCGAGCACTCCGCCATCCCGTTCTTCTGGTCCGAGGAAAAGATGGACCACGGCGACAAGGTAGAGCTGCTGATTGGCGCCATCCGTGGCGTCAGCAAGATCCGTTTCGAGGTTGATACCGGCGACGCGGGCAAGCAATTCACCGACTACGGCGCCGTGGCGATCGACACCGCCGTACCCATCATCGGCGCGCGCCAGTAACCAGGATGCGGGGCCGGCTTAGGCTGGCCCTGCGCCAACTCATCAGGAGATTACGATGGCCACCATCACCAAAACCCGCAGCAAGCTGCGCCAGTTCGGCGCCGCGCCCTTCGGCAATACATCAACCCTCTATTACCAGATCAAGACCAACGCATCCGGCGCCCTGATCGATTCCGACTCCATCGCAGCCATTGCCAGTGGCGACAAGCTCGACCTCGGCCCGCTTCCGGCTGGCATGAGCCTGGACGACGTGACGGTGACCATTTCCACGGTCATGACCGCCTCCGTCACTGGGAAGCTCGGCTTCGAGTACGAGGACGGCGTGGATTCCGCAGCCGTTCCTCAGGATGACGACTACTTCTTCGCCGCTACCACGATGGCCACCGCCGCCATTCTGCGCAAGGCCAACACCACGGCACCGGTCGTGCTGCCCAAGCCTGCACGCCTGATCCTGACGACCGGTGGCGCTGCCAACGCCAAGGCCAGCCAGATTGACGTTCGCGTTGTCGGCGAGATGACCGGCGCGTAACACGCCAAGCAACACCGGGGCGGAGAAATCTGCCCTGCTTTCTGAAAGAGGATGGACATGGACCGCATTGCAATTGCGCGCGTCGCGCACGAAATCAATCGCGCCTACTGCGCCTCACTGGGGGATGTGTCGCAGCCGGCGTGGGAGGATGCACCCGAATGGCAGAAGGCCAGCGCCCTCGTTGGCGTCGATATGCATCTGGCCAAGCCGGACGCCACCCCCGAGCAGTCGCACGAATCCTGGCTGGCCCAGAAGACTGCTGAAGGCTGGAAGTTCGGCCCGGTGAAAGATGCCGAAAAGAAAGAGCATCCGTGCTGCGTGCCCTATGCCGAGCTGCCGGCGGAGCAGAAGGCGAAGGACTACCTGTTCCGCGGAACGGTGCATGCGCTGAGTTCGCTGATTGTTGAGGCGCCCGTGAGCGCACCGGTCGCGCTGTCGCCGCCGCCCGTTGCCGATGGGCTCGTGGCCGTCCAGTACATCGGCCGCCGCCCGAAGTGGAATGACCATCTTTACGGCACCGGCCTCTACTTCACGGCCGACCAGGTGCGTAACCTTCCGGCGACCACGGCCCGCCAGTTTCTGCGCCATCAAGATCTGTTCCGCGAGGGCAAGGTGGAGGTGGCGCCTGAGCCGATTGCCGAGACTGCCGCTCCGGTGGATGACACCGCAGCCATTCTGGAGCAGACCGGCAAGCAGCAGGATGAGCAGCGCGAGGACATTGCCGCCCTGCAAGACCTGCACGACCAGGTGAACATCATGGACAAGGAAGGGCTGAAGGAGTTTGCCTTCACGCACTTCAAGCAGAACCTGGACAAGCGCCTCGCGGCCACTGAGCTGCGCGCCAAGGTGCATCAGTTCATCGACCAGTTCGGGGTCGCTCCGTGACGCTTGAGGAGCTGATGGCAAGGCACCGCACGATCTCCAGTGACGATGCACTGCCGTATTTCGCCAGCCCCGAGGTGCTGATCGGCTTTTTGAACGAAGCCGAGGCCGAGGCATGCATTTGCGGCCGCCTGCTGCACGAGAGCGCAGATCCAGCGATCTGCCAGATTGCCATTGTCGCCGGCCAGTCGAGCTACCCGCTGCACGCCAGCTTGTACGAGATCGACTACGCAGCGTTTCAGCCGACTGATGGCCGGAAGTGCTTGCTACGGCAGGTGTCTCAGGGATGGCTTGACGCCAACGTGCCCGACTGGCGTGACGAGGAGGGCGATCCGCGATACCTGATTCAGGGCGATACGGCTTTGCGTCTGGTGCCGATGCCTGCCAGAACTGGGACGGTGTTTCTCGAAGGCTACCGCACGCCCAAGGTGCCGATGGCCGACCTGACCGACACACCGGAGATCAATGGCGCGCACCACGTGCATCTCGTGCAGTGGTCGCTGCACTTGGCATTCAGCATCCTGGACTCGGAGCTGTTCGACCGTGCGCGCTCTGACATTGCGGCGGCTGAATTTACGCGTTACTTCGGACTGCGGCCTGACTCCGACCTGCGGCGCATCACGCGTGAGGATGCGCCTCATGTGGTTGTGCCGTTTTTGCCATGACAGTCAGGCCGCTTTCTACCCTTGGCCGAATGATGGGCTTAAACAATATCTCCGACCCAATGGTTGGAGATATTGACGATCAAGGAAAGCCCAGAACGTGGCAATGGCAGAGTCGTGTCGATAACGTTGACTTCACGGATGCTGGGAAATGTGCCTGCCGGGATGGGTATTCTCCATTCGTGGCAGGGTCGAGCATCACCGGCTCCTTCACCACATTCGCACACGATCGGTTCTACGTGATTGATGCCGGCGCCCTGCGCCAGATCAACACCGACGGCACGGCGCGCACGCTGGCCGATGGCCTCTCCGGTCAGGCGCGCTGGGCCGAGATCAACGACGTGGTGTTCCTGTCTTGCGGCAACGACAAGCTGTGCAT